CGCATACAGGCGCACACCGGCGACGACGCAGAATAAATCATAGCGCAATGGCGGCGGCGCTTCGCACACGCTAGTCAACTACAGGCGCAGCAACCCGGCGACCGCGAATGACCGGGATATTTTCAGGAGGAAGACGTGACAAAGAAAAAAGCAAAGCCGCCCGCAAAGGCCGCGCCAGCAAAAGTTATAAAGCCCGCAGAGCTTCCGATTGACGGCGTTAACGCGCCCGCGTCGCTGCCTACGCTGGACGGCAAAAGCGATGTCTTCAAAAGCCCGTCGCAGGAAGTTTCAGAGGCGGCGGAATTCGTGATACTGAAAATGGATGAGTATGATATCGCCAAAGAAAAAATGAACGCCGCAAAGCGCAAACTCTTGCAGCTTATGGAGTTTGAAAAAGTGAAGCGCGTAGCCGTCGGAGAAATAGTTATTGAGATACGCGAAGGAGAAGACAGACTGAAGTTTGTGAAAGCACAGGCGTGATATTCCCGGCGCGTTATGGGCGCGCCGGATTTTAAGGGGCAGATTATGAAATTTCCAGACGATTTTATAGGCAAAATAATACAGGGCGATTGCCTTGAAGTTATGAAGCAGATGCCGGACAAATGCGTGGATTTGGTGCTGACCGACCCGCCGTATAATGTCGGTCTTGATTATTGTGATGGAGATAAAAGGACTGATTATAAATCATGGTGCGCCACATGGTTTGAACAGCTTCTGCGAGTAAGTAATTGTATTTTATTCACTCCTGGAATAGTTAATCTAAGAGCATGGGAGACAATAGAAGATTTTAAGCATTTTTACTGGATAAAACCCAATCAAAGTTCGCCTAGCAGATTAGGTGGATTTAGCTGTGTAGAACCCTTACTCTGCGTAGGAAAACATAAAAGAATAGGACAGGATTTTTTTATAATGAATATAGGCCAACAATCAGATGTCGGTAATCACCCTTGTCCAAAATATCTTCCAGCATGGGAAAAGATAATAAAACTTTTTACAGAGGATAGTGCATTGATTTTAGATTGTTTTCTAGGCTCCGGCACAACCGCAGTCGCCGCAGAACGGCTAGGCCGTCGCTGGATAGGCATAGAGATAGAACCCAAATACTGCGCCATAGCACAGGCAAGGGTTGACGCAGAGCGGAATCAGTTGAAGTTGCCGGGGATGCTTTAAAAATACTATGATTCCGAAGGGGCAGAAATGTTAAACAAATACATCGCGCTGGGCTTCGCCGTCCTGCCCTGTCGCGGCAAGATACCGGCAACGGCGCACGGCTACAAGGACGCGACGAAAGACCCAGAGAAGATAAAATCTTTCACCGGGAATATTGGAATTGCGACGGGCGCAGTGTCAAATATTTTTGTGCTTGATGTTGATGTGAAAAAATCCGCAGGCGGCGATAAGTCTTTGGCGGCTCTTGAGGAAAAACATGGCAAGCTGCCGGAGACGCTAACCGCAAAGACATGGAGCGGAGGCCTGCATTATTATTTTAAATATCCAAGCGGAGGCGTTAATTGCAAGGCCGGATTCCTGCCGGGCCTGGATATACGCGGCGACGGCGGCTATGTGGTTTGTCCGCCGTCTATCGTTGAAGATAAAAATGTCGCGCCGTATCGTGGCAAATACGAATGGCTTAATGATGCACAAATCGTAGACGCTCCGGAATGGCTGCTCTCTTTAATTCAAGACGCCAAGGCTGCACCAAAATCTGATAATCAAATCATCACGCAAAACAGAAACTCAACGCTCACGACAATAGCCGGAAAGTTTAGGGCGGCTGGTATGGACGCGCCGGGAATTTACCAAGCCTTGTCCGCGCTTAATAACGCTCGCTGTTCGCCCCCCCTGCCTGACCGGGAAGTCCGCACTATCTCCGAAAGCGTCGGACGCTACACACCGTCGCAGAAAATCGGCGAGCCGCTAACTGATGTCTGGAACAGCGAGCAGCTTGCCGCCACACATGGACACAACGTGCGGTGGTGCGATAAGTTGGGCGGTTGGCATTTTTGGGATGGGACTTGCTGGCGCAACGACGATGAGACGCTACTGGTGCGCTGGAGCAAAGACCTTGTGAAAAGCTGGCACATTAAGGCCGCGACTTCCGACGACAACGAATTAAAGAAGCACGCGGTACGCTGCGAATCGGCGGCGCGGCTTTCAGCGATGGTGGAGCTGCTGAAAAGTGAAAATGATATCCTTACCCCTTTAGAATCTTTTGATAAAAATATCTATCTGCTGAACTGTAAAAATGGGACGCTTGATTTGAAGACGGGGGAAATATATCCCGCGCGGCGCGAGGACATGATAACCCGCCGGATTGAGACAGCCTATAACCCCGACGCGCAATGCCCAACATGGCTGAATTTCCTGGACGAGATATTTTTACAAGACGCTGAACTGGTCGAGTATGTGCAGAAGGCAATAGGCTACTGCTTAAGCGGAGATATCCGCGAGCAGAAATTTTTCCTGTGTTGGGGGAATGGACGAAACGGAAAGTCCACTTTTCTGAAACACATCATGTATATACTGGCGCCCGGCTACGCTTCCGGTACTCCGGCGGAGACGATGCTGGAGAGCAATAACTCCCATAGCCTGCGCGCCATTGCGTCGCTTGTCGGGATGCGCTATGTGATTCTTAACGAGTTTGACGAGGGTAAATTTTTATCAGCGGCGCAGGTAAAAAACCTGACCGGCGGCGAGCCAGTAGTAGGTTGCCACCTCTACCACGCGCAGTTTACATACACGCCGACTTATAAATTTTGGATGTCAACGAATTTTAAGCCGCGCATAAAGGATACCAGCCTCGGTATTTGGCGGCGGCTTGTGCTGTTGCCATTCGAGTATACCGTCCCCGCCGAAAAGCAAGATGTTGGCCTTGATGATAAAATCGCGGCGGAGTACGAAGGCATACTTGCCTGGGCTGTCCAGGGCTTTCAGAAATGGCGCAAGGATGGCTTAAGCACGCCTTTAAAGCTGAAAGCGGTGGTAGACACCTATAAGGCCGATTCTGACCTTATAGGCCAATTTCTTGAAGAAATGGCCGACCCTGAAATCGTTGAGCCGGTAACCACTGTAACCGAGTTCATGAAATCGTTTGCATTTTGGGCGCATGAAAATAATATTCGCTTTAGCCCCGGCCGCGCTGCGGTTATAGACTACATGGAGAAACACGGCTACGGCAAACCCGCGATGGCTACCAAACGCGGCATTGAAAACCGGTTGGCGTGGAACGGCATCGCACTACGCAAAAACTTAGAGTGCTAATTATGACGCATTTTTTCATGTTTAAGCTAAAAATGGCGACAGGTTTTTGCGTTGAGTTTCTTTGCAAAACACTCAACATCAGACCCCAAATCCTCAACATTTTTGCTGTATATATTTGCGTAATATATATATTCATGAATATATATAGAGGCGATGTTGAGGATTTGCCCTTTTTGGTTGAGGATTTGCACCCCCCCTTTTTGCCATTTTGTATTGGGGATGTTGAGTGTGGTTGAGGATTTTTTTCCCTATGTAGTTAGAATCTAAAAAAATTATATAAAAACTTCATTGGAAAAAACACTCAACATCCTCAACATTGGTTAAAAAACAGCGAGTGCTAAAAAAGGAGCCGGACAATGCGAATACCGAAATATGGCCACAGCGTCAGCAACGCGAAATATTACCGGAAGAAGCGCGGCACGCGGTGTCCGCACTGTAAAGAAACGCGCGCGGTCAGGTTGATTAGGATTCACGCGGAATGTTACGAGTGCGAATCCTGCGGCGCGGTTTTCGACAAAGATACAAGCAATTATTATTTCCCAAAAGAAAACAATTGCAAAAAGCGGCCAGATGATATATAATTATTGATTATATGAAAAAGTCAGAGCCTGAAAAAGAAAAGGTGGGGCGCAAATGGTTTGACGGCAAGGATGAAGCAGCCGTTATTACGAAACTTGAGGAAGCGTGGGCGCTTGGATGTTCGGACGCCGAAGCATCATCGCTTGCCGATGTTTCTACCGCCTCACTTTGTCGCTATCTACAGGCGCATCCGCAAATTTCGGAACGAAAAGCGCAATTAAAAGAGCGTCCTGTATTGGCGGCGCGCAGCACTTTGCTTAAAGCGATTCAAGGCGGCGACGGAGATTTGGCCCTCAAGTTTTTGGAGCGCAAACGCCGGGACGAATTTGCGACGCGCAGCGAGATAAGCGAAACCTCGCATATCGTGGTGCAGACTGCCGACGATAAAAAGGCTCTGGAAGATGCCGAATGAGCCGCTATATCTTTCGCGGGTCTACCATGAGATTCTAAAAGCGCGGAAGGCTGGCAATTTTTATATTGTCAATCAGGGCGGAACGTCCAGTACAAAAACTTTCAGCACGCTGCAATACCTTGTAGCGTTGTGCCGCAAAAGCAAAGAGCCGTTGATTATAGACATCGCAGGCGGCACGCTGCCGGATTTAAAGCGTGGCGTGTTGCGCGACATCCCGGCAGTGTTTAAGCAGTTCGGTCTTGAATTCGATAACCATTTTAACCGCAGCGACTACAGTATCACGGCTTTCGGCTCGACGATAAACCTTGTCGCCATTGACAAGCTGGGCAAAGCGAAGGGCGGCCGGCGTGATTATCTTTTCCTCAACGAAGCCGA